CATCGCCACCCTCCTCGGGCTGGAGGAGCGGCGCGTCGACCAGCGCACCATCGACGTGGTCCGCCACATGGCCCAGCTGGTCCTGGAGAAGATCACCGGCCGCCACACCCAGTCCACGCTCCTCGCCGACGGGTCGATTGGCTTCCCCGGCCCCTGACCTGCTCGTGCACTGGCTGCGCCCGGCCCGGATGTCGGGTGGGCGTGGCTGCGTGTCCCCGCCGCGCTCGCGGCGATCGTCGCTGCCGGCATCGCCGGCGCGCTCACCCGAGAGGAACCATCATGTTCACTCGCATCTGGTTCGCTGCTGCCCTGACCCGTGCACTCCGCACGCTCGCGCAGACCGCGGTCGCCCTGATCGGCACCACCTCCGTGATCGAGGGCGTGGACTGGCGGGTGGTCGCGTCGGGCTCCATCCTGGCCGCCGGCCTGTCCATGCTGACGTCCCTGGCTGGGCTGCCCGAGGCGCCCACGCTGACCCCGCTCGAGCGTGAGGCTGACGCGCAGGGCTGGGCCAACGACCGCAGCCTCCCGCCCTACGTCTGATGCACGGCCACGACCTGGCGGACCGCGTGTGGTGCTGCCCGGACTGCGGGGCCACGTACTCCAGCGCGGCGGCTGCCCGTGAGTGTGCCGTCCGGGATGCGCGCGACGCCTGACGTCCCGGCGCACGAGTGTGACGCCGTGACCTCGCTGCTGATCGAGCTGGCCCGCGCTCACGGCATCAGCGAGGCCACCGAGCGCACCAACCACGGGCGATCCCCGACCCCACCCGCGCAGGGAAAGACAGCCACCTCGCCTCAGACCTCGCCCGCCTGAGACGCACCGGAACCCGATCCCTGCACGACGACGCCCCGCTCTCCCACGTGGAGGGCGGGGCGTCTTTCGTGCGTGGAGGCTCAGCGCTTGCCCAGGGCCTTGCGGACGGTGTCGCGGGCGACACCCGTGCGGCGGGTGATCTCGTACTCGCTCGCGTCGGTGGCGATGATCGCCCCGGTGAGCGCTGCGTGTGCGGTGCGCTCGACCGCGCGTGCGGCATGCCAGCGCTCGGCCGTCTTTCCGCCAAGCCTGCGCCAAGTTGCGCCAAGGCTGGGAGTTGGGCGGAGGCGGCGTGTGGACTAAGAGATATTAGAGCCCAAACGTGCTACGGTGCCGTCATGCGCGTCTACATCGCCGGACCAATGACCGGCTACCCCGAGTACAACTTCCCATCGTTCCGAGACGCCGCCCAGGCGCTCGCCGGCTTCGGTCACGAGCCACTGAACCCCGCCCGACGCCCGCCTGTCGACGGCAAGACGTGGGCCGACTACCTCCGGCCCGACCTCGCGGACCTGCTCACCGCCGAGGGCGTCGCCGTCCTTCCCGGCTGGGAGTGCTCGCGCGGCGCCGTGCTCGAAGTCCACGTCGCCCATGCGCTCGACCTGATCGTCAAGCCGCTGGACCAGTGGGAGGACCAGTGAGCGACTACGCGGCGTTCCTCGAGCGCAAGGCTCAACTGTCCAACGACGGCGGGTTCGAGCCCACCAGCCTGCCCGATCACCTGTACCCGTTCCAGCAGCACCTCGTGCAGTGGGCTGTGCGCAAGGGTCGCGGGGCGATCTTCGCGGACTGCGGCACGGGTAAGACCCTCATGGAACTGGCCTGGGCGCGCAACGTCTACGAGCACACCGGCAAGCCTGTGCTCCTGCTCACTCCCCTGGCCGTCGGGTTCCAGATCGTCGCCGAGGCTGAGCGGTTCGGGTACGACGCGGCCCCGTCACGCAACGGCAAGGTAGCCGCGCCGATCACCGTCACCAACTACGAACAACTCGGCAAGTTCGATCACGACGACTTCGCCGGGACCGTCTGCGATGAGTCCTCGGCGCTCAAGTCCTTCGACGGGGTGACCCGCGCCGTGGTGACCGAGTTCATGCGGCGCCTTCCGTACCGCCTGCTCGGCACCGCCACCGCCGCCCCGAACGACTGGATCGAGTTGGGGACCTCGAGCGAGGCTCTAGGTGGGCTCGGTCACATGGACATGCTGACCCAGTTCTTCACGAACAAGCAGCACTCCACCTCATCGCGCGGACGCGGCAACGGTGGCGAGGCCGTGCAGTGGCGGCTCAAGGGCCACGCGTCCGAGCCATTCTGGCAGTGGGTCGCCTCGTGGGCCAGGGCCATGCGCAAGCCGTCGGACTACGGGTTTGAGGACACCGGGTTCGACCTGCCCCCGCTGCGCGTCGACTCGACGATCGTGGAGGCGTCGCGTCCTGCCGACGGAACCCTGTTCGACGTGCCGGCCTACGGGCTGCGCGAGGAGCGCGAGGAGAACCGACGGACTCTGACTGAGCGATGCGAGACCGCGGCCGCGATCCTGTCCGACGCACAGCACGGGGTCGCGTGGTGCCATCTGAATGACGAGTCCGCCGCGCTCACCAGCCTGATCGACGGTGCCGTGGAGGTCTCCGGCGCCGACACCCCCGACGAGAAGGAGGCCAAGCTTGCCGCGTTCAGCCGCGGGGAGATCCGGGTCCTTGTCACCAAGCCGAGCATCGGCGCGTGGGGGCTGAACTGGCAACACGCGCACCGGATGACCTACTTCCCATCCCACTCCTACGAGCAGTACTACCAGGCCGTCCGCCGCATGTGGCGCTTCGGCCAGCATGAGTCGGTCCGGGTCGACGTGGTAACCACCGAGGGTGGGAAGAACGTCCTGGCGAACCTGCAACGCAAGGCACACCAGGCCGACGCCATGTTCTCGGCGCTGGTCCGGCACATGAACGACGCCCGCGACATCGACCGGGTGACCTACGAAACACCCGTGGAGGTACCGGCATGGCTGGCGTCCTGAATCAGCAGATCACCGACCGGTGGGCCATCTACAACGCCGACGCGATGGATGTCATGGCGACCATGCCCGACGAGTCGGTGCACGCGTCGATCTACTCCCCGCCGTTCGCCGGGCTGTACATCTACTCCTCCAACGACCGGGACGTGTCGAACGCCCGCAACTACGCCGAGTTCCGCGAGCACTACGCCATGTTCGTCGACCAGATCCACCGGCTCACCAAGCCCGGTCGGCTGACCGCCGTGCACGCCGCCCCGGTGCCATCGTCGAACAGCGGGAAGGACGCTCTGTTCGACTTCCCGGGTGACGTGATCCGACTGCACGAGGAGCACGGGTGGGACTGGATCTCACGCCACGTCATCTGGAAAGAACCCCTCGCCGTCCGCAACCGCACCATGCAGCACAACCTGTCCCACCGCACCATCGTCGAGGACGGCGCCTACGGCGGGGCAGCGTGCGCCGACGAGCTCCTAATCTTCCGCAAGCGCGGGGACACCACCGAACCAATCGACCACCCGACCGGTCTGGACACCTACGCTGGCAGCGAGACCGTGCCGGCGGACCTGCTCAAGTATCGCAACTGGTCGGGCAAGCAGACCGAGAACCGGTACTCACACTGGATCTGGCGCCGCTACGCGTCAAGCATCTGGGACGACATCCGCATCGACCGTGTACTCCCCTTCCGCGACGCCAAGGACCCCGACGACGAGAAGCACGTCCACCCGTTGCAGCTCGACGTGATCGCGCGGTTCGTCCAGCTCCGCACCAAGCCGGGAGAGCGAGTGCTGACCCCGTTCATGGGCGTGGGGTCCGAGGTCTATGAGTCGGTGCGCCTTGGGCGGGTCGGCATCGGGATCGAACTCAAGCCGTCCTACTACGTGCAGGCCGTCCGGAACATGGAAGCCGTAGACTCTGACGACCTGCCGGATGACTCCCTGTTCGACGTGCTGCACGAGGTCGACCTGTGACCACCCTCGACCCCCTCACCCGCCACCTGGCCGACCTCCGCTCTGCCCACTATTCCGCGTCGACCATCCGCGAGCGTGAGCGTGCCGTCCGGGCGCTGCCTCACCCGACCGACCTGGACCGCGAGACGTTGCAGGCGTGGTGGCGCGACAGGCAGACGAGGCCCAACGGCAATCCCCGCGCCCGCGCCACCCTCTCGTCCGAGCAGTCAC